TTGCGGACACCGTGCTTGCCCGGGCCGAACAAGTCGGCCGCCTTGGTCGTGGTTTGAATGCGATCCATCGTTCAGTCTCCATAGGCGAAGTAGGGGGTGGTATGGGCGGGGGCGGCCCGGCGGATGGCGCATTCCAGCGCCTGATTGCCCCAGCTGCGCAGCGGCTCGTTACAGCCGCCTTGGCTGGTCAGTACGCGGATGGTTTCTGCCGGGGCACGTATGATCCAGACGAAACGCCAGGGGTCGGGGTCCAGCCCGTCCCCGCATGCCGACAGGCAGTGGAAGGGGCGGTGTTCCTCAAGCGTGATCGCATAGCCAAGCGCGGCGGCCATCGCGATGAAGACGGCGCGGGACTGGCCGCCGCGTCCGGCCAGGCGGGCAACAAGCCGCGCCTGGCGTTCCGCCACCGTTTCCGCCTGACCGGTACAGGGGTCGGGCAGGCCGGCCACTCTTTCCCAGTCGGGCAGCAATTCGACGGTGCGGAAGGGATCGGCTTCCTCCCGCAGGTCCAGTGTCCGGCCATGCGCGTCGGACAGGCCCCGGCCCAGCCCGTTGAGCAGGGCTTCCAGGGTCGATCCGGCTTCGTTCGGCCATGCCGCGCCATGCGGCAACAGCTGGGCCAGCTGATGGCCGTAGAGTTCCGGGGTGGGGTGGGCGATGTCGGTCATGATCCTCAGCTCCAGGTGATCGAACCGAAGGTGGAAATCTCGCCCGGACCCACCGTCACATTGCCGACAGGCGCGACCAGACCGTGATCGGTTTCCCCGGCCGCGATGGAAATCGCTTCGCGCACATGGCTGACCAGCAGCGTGCCACCGGGTACCGCCTCGCGCAGGATCAGATCGCGCAGTTCGGCCTCCACCGCCGCGCGAATGGCCGGGGTGTCGGGCAGAAGGCCTTCGATCTCGAAGGCAATGGGCTGGGCTTCCGGGGCCAGCACCAGAACCTCCGCCGTGACCGGGCGCATGGCTTCCACATGGGCCGCCACCAGCGCCACCATGGTCGGATCGGGAATGCCGTCCCCGGTCGCGCCATCGGCCATGAAGCGCAGGGTCACCGTGCCCAGGCCCAGCTCCTGGGGGAAGACCCAGGCCCGGGTCACGGGCTGGCCATGCGCTTCCCGATCCAGCGCCCAGGTCAGATAGTCGAAATCGGCACCGCCATGCGGCGGCTGGCGGATGCGGGCCAGCAGCCGGGCACGCAGGGATGAATCCCCTTCCGCCGCCGTGCCGCCTGCAAGGCCTTCGGCGGTGACACTCCCCCGGCTGACGACGCCTGCGATGGGGGTGACCAGGGCAAGTGCGCTTCCGGCTGCGGTGTTGCCGTCGGGACCGGCATCCATGGCCTGAACCGGGATGACCGCGGACCCACCCGTGACGAGGCCGGGTTCCGTCGTCAGATAGGACAGGCCGTCGCCCCGCTTCATCTCCACCCCGGCCGGAATGGTAACGCCGTTGCTGCCCGACAGCATAACGCTGCCCCTGGCCGGTTCGGCCGGCTTGCGGGCCAGGCCCCAGATCAGCGCCCAGCGGGCAAGCTCCGCGGCTTCGGCCGTATCGGGAAACAGCTGGTCGGCCATCCAGCGCTGATAGGCATAGAGCCCGTCCACGGCGCCGGCTTCGGCGGCGGTCAAGGCCCCGAGGAAGGAGCGTCGCAGCCGCGGATCGCTGCCCGGCAGGCGTGCCTCCAGCTCCGCCGTCAGGGCGGAACGCAGATCGGCGAGTGTCGGAGTGTTAAACGGCATCGGTGAGCCCTTTCCACAAAGTTCCGAAGCGATAGGTTTCAGGGACGGCGTTCGGTCGCTGGATCTCGATGGCGATGACCAGCGTGGCGGGACCCGTCCAGGTCGCGGTCACGGCAAGGGCTGCTGCGATGGCGTCTTCCAGCAGCCAGGCAAGCGCCTCCCTGGCGTAGCTTTCGGCGCGCAGCCGCGTCTCTTCCGTCCGCTTTTCCCGGGAAAGCAGCCAGAGCCGGGAGCCGAAGCGATCACCCGGCAGATCGGCCAGCGCATCGCCCCACCAACCGCTCGGATCGCTCTCGCCCATCGGCAGCGGATCATCCGCACCGGCCCGGGCATCGCTGAACAGCGACAGGATCACCGCCGTGCGCAGCGTGGAATCGCCGGCCAGATCGGCCCCGTCCAGCCGGATATCTCCGCCTGTGGTCAGGTCCTGAAAGGCTATCTGCACATCCATCATGCATTCTCCGGATGATCGGACGGCACGGCTGGCGGAGCGAAGCCATGTTCGGTCGCGCTTGTGGTCGTGCCCGTCGTGTAGCTGTCCTCGGTGAAGGCGGCACCGCCCAGATGGGTGCGACGTGAACCCAGCCCCGCCACATCGTCCTGGCGATAGCTGGCGCCATGAATCTCGACCCCCGCCCCCTCGATCCGGATCACACCGGCGGAACGCAGCAGGATGTTGTCGGCCTCGATCTCCACCCCCGTACGTGTCAGATGTACGTGTTGCCCTTTGTCGTCGTAGAGCGCGACTTCGCCCGGTGCGACCAGCAGGCGATAGCGCCGGTCGTCCACCGCCAGCACCAGGGCATGGCTGCGATCCCCGCCGGGGCAGACCAGCACGGCTTCCGCGCCGGGCAGGGGATGGGAGGTCAGCCCGTATTGCTGGAAACGCTCGCAGTCATCCAGCAGCTCTTCGGCCAGGCCCGCCAGTTGCACCCGTTGCAGCCCGGCTCGTTCCTCCACCGCCTGCAGCACGGACCGGCCGGCCAGCAGCATGATCCGGCGGCGCATCGGCCGCAGCCAGCGCTCCAGGATGATGTTCATCGCATCCATGATGCCTCTCTTTCCGCGTCGCTTTCGTAAGGACGGCAGGCAAGCTCGGTGATGGAACCGCGCGAGGACAGGCTGAGCGTGACCCGCGAGATCAGGCAGCGGGCGGAAAGGTCCAGCCAGTCATCCGCGATATCGACCAGCCGGTTCGGGGTCCAGATTGGCCCGGTGGTTCCGCCTTCGCGCCAGCCCTGCAGCGTATAGGTCGCGGTGCAGGACCGGCCGGCGCGGGTAGTCGCTTCATAGCGGGCGCGTTGGGCCGCTGCGGCGCCGTCCATCGCCTGTTCGGCCAGAACTTCCATGCGCCGCACGGTCCGGACCTGGATGTCGAGCGCGGTCGAGGTCACCTGGGCCACATCCGCCGGATCATCGTTCGTGTTGCCCGGCCGTTGCGCCTTGACCACATAGGCGCCATAGCGTTCCGACCAGTCGATTTCCGCCGAGGCAGACAGCACGTTGACGCCGCGTTCGATGCGGCAGGTGGCGACGCCCTGCGGCTCGCGTACCAGCCTGGCATTGCCTGCGCCTGTCGCTTCGAGGCGCAGGGCGCGGCTGCGGGCAAGACGCTCCAGCGTTTCGCCCACGGTGTCACCGATTTCGATCTGCACCTTCTCGAAGGGCAGGCTGGCGGCGCGTTCGGCATCCGGGCTCACCTCGAGCTGAATGCCGAACGGCTTGGCCAGGCTGGCGGCGATCTCGCGCAGCGATCTGTTCTGCCATTGGCGCGGGCTGCCTTCTGCCGGGGCGCAATCCACCAGATCGGCTGTCCGGTCCCGGCCGGAGATCGAGATGCCATGGCTGGAGGCGTCATAGCTGGGGCTGATCCGGTCGACATGGCCGGTCACGACCGCCTCGCCATCGATCCACACTTCGACCGCCTGCCCCGGGCCGATGCTGCGCTGGGCCGGGCCGCCCGGCCAGCGATGCGACACGGACAGATCGAAGTTTCCGGCCATCCGTTCCATGTCACGCACGATGCGCACATCGGTCCAACCGCGATGTTCCGTTCCGTCCACCAGCAGGGAGACGATATTCGCGCTCATGGCGTTGTCCCCCGCTGCCAGGCCAGTTCAAGCAGGGTGGCCGCGGGCAGAAAGCCCGGATGGATGATGCGGTTGCGCCGGACGAGGGCGGTGGCCGCATCCATGCCGCCGGTCAGGCGATAGGCCACGACCAAAGCGGGTTCCGGTTCGCGCAGGGTGAAGGCAATCCGTTCCGGCAACGTCGGCACACGGGCGGCAAGATGGCGGATGGCCGTCTGGCTGAGCGCGCGCAGCTCCGCCAGCACGCGGTCTTCCCGCAGATCGGAGGCGATGTCGGCCAGCTGGTCGAAAGCATCCGCCAGACGGTCGATTACGGACTGCACATCGCCCGCCGCATCCAGAACGAGCTTCGGCAGATGCCGGACGATGGCAAGCAGCACCAGCCGGGCGGTCAGCAGCGCCAGGGCGCGGGCATTGCGCTCCACGGCCAGACGGGTGGCGGTGATCGCCTGGGGAAGGGAGTTGCGCGTCTGCTCGACCAGGCTCAGCAGGGCGAAGCACCCGTCGGGCCGCTGCATGGCCTGGGCGGCCGCCGCATCAATGGCCTCGGCCAGCTGTTCGGCCAGCAGCTCCGGCGCGGCGGCAAGGGTCTGGGCGGCCGCGCCGACCTCCGCCAATGTCTCGGCCGCCTCGCCGCTCAGACCGGAGAGCGCGTCGGAGATGGCCTGCATCTGTGTCACGACATTCCGTGCCAGATTTGCCGCGACCCAGGCGGGATGGCCCTGGATGCGGATGACCAGAAGAAAGCCGGCGATCACCACGACCCGTGCCTTGATCACGCTTTGTTCCAGTGCTTTGGCATGATCAATCGCGGTAATGGGGTAGCGGATCGGGTCGCTCGCCTGGAAGGACAGCTGGAAGGTGACGTAGTTCTTTTCCGTACCCCGCTTCTCGGTGATCTTGGTGCAGACCGCATTCCATTCGCCATGGTCGGGATGCACCAGCCGGCCGGGACCCGGCATGGTGCAGGCCGCGATCAGGTTGCGAACCCGGTCTTCCAGGTCCGGGCCCATCAGGAAGGCATCGAAATCAACCCCAAGTCCGCCCGCGCCCAGATCCTCCAGATAGCGGCGGTCGCGCTGTGGGTATTCGTGGATCGCCACCCGCCTGGCGCCGTGATCGGTGTCGCGCCCGGCGATATGGAAGATCTGGTCGCGAAAACTTGCCTGTCTCATCATGCTGAACCCCCTGGCAAGAGCTGTCCGCCGCGCGCCGTTTCGACGGCGAGCTGGAGCCCGTTGGATGTGGAAACCCTGCTTGCCGAAACGCCATCCGTGTTGCCTTCGAGCCGGAGGACGATCAGCCCTTCGAAGTGTTGGGCGATGCCGGCCTGTTGCTCGGCCAGGGTGGGTCTCGTTGCCGACGCTTCGGAGTTGGCGAATAGTTCACCGAACCAGGAGCTAATCCTGCCTAGGCTTTCGCTAATGGAATCGATGATCGACGAGATTTCCGTCCAGGCGGAGGAAAGAGCGGCTTTTATAAGATTCCAGGCCTCGTCCCAGACAGCCAGAAACGTTTCAATCGCCTTCTGGATCAGACCGAAAAGATCGGCTTGCTGAAAGATCATTTGGATAGCGGCCCAGGCAGCGGCTACCGCATCGGGAAAGCTGTTCCAAAGAGTTCGCCAGGATTCAGATACCGTATCCGCAATTGTGGAAATCAGGTCCAATAACCCGAACTCAGCCAGAATGCTGGATATCTTCTCTACGGCGCCGGTTACGGCGTTCGGGACCAGTGTCCAGATTCCATCCCAGATGACGAGATAGGCGCCGATCACCTTTTGTATCGCTTGAACAATGCCAAGACTGGCGATGAACGCCAGTACGCGATCCAGTGCCGCTCTGACATCGTCCGGCAGTGCTGACCAGAGCTCTTGCCATAGGGATTTGGCAGCTTCCCAGGCTTTCGAGAGCAGTTGCGACAGGTCGAAACCTTGGATGAAGGCGACAATATCGTTCCAGGTGCGCTTCGCGCCTTCGGTAAGTCCATCCCAAAAATCAGACCATTTGGTCGCCAACATATTCCACTGACGCTCAAGCCACGAAGCAATAGCATCCCAGTTTTCGTAAATCAGCCATCCCAGCGCCGCGAGCGCGATAACTACCACGGCGATTCCCAGAAGAGCCAAACTGGCGGTTGACAGAACTGAGATGGCCGCCATCAGGCTGTTGATACCGTCGATGAACTCTTTCATCTGGGTGACAGCCGGGCCGACAGACCCAAGTGCTGCGAGCGTGACGACAATGCCACTTGCCACTTCGGGATATTCATCGGCAAAAGCGCTAAGGCGCTGGACTCCAACTTGCAGCCAATCCGTGAGCAACGACAGCTTACCTTGAGCGTCGAGGCTGTCCAAAATTATGGTGCCGATCTGCGCGATGACGTTGGATTTGAGATTCTTGTAAGTTCCGACAAGTCCGTCCAAGGTTTGACCTTGGGCTCTCAGCATCCCGTGATATTTTCCCCCACTTGCCGTTAGGGTGGAGAACGCACGATTCAGCTCAGTGAACGGGATGGTCTGTCCCGAGAAGGATTTTTCGAATTCCTCTCGTGACATTTTGCCCTGTGCAGCCAGTTCGTCGATGATCTGGATGCCGTCGTCTTCGAGCTTCTTCAATGCAGCAAAGTCAATCGTACCTTTGGCGCTAGCCTCGCCAAACAGCTCTGACAGAGCGGCAAGCGATGTCTCGGACCCGGCCCCTATGTCGGCCAACATCTTCAGGCTGTCCACGACCTTGTCCTGCGCAATACCGAACGACAACAGGCTGCGCGCACCTTGATCCAACTCGTCCAAATTCAAGGGGGAGCTGATGGATAGATCGGTCAGATCATGGACCAGGCTCTTCGCGTCTTCCCCAGGCTTCAAAAGGCGGGAAAGCCCGAAAGTCATTTTCTGGATTCCTCCGGCGCCTTCGAGGGCGGAGCGTCCTAAATCCATCATGGGTTTGGTGAATTTTGTTGCAGCCTCCCCGACTTTCGCCGCTTTTTCACCGAATGCTGTCAGCCTCTGGAGAAACGACTTCGGCTTCTCTTCTTCCTTCGCGAAACTACTTGCAACCTGCTCCGCCGCCTTGGCGAAGCGGGCGAGACCGTCGTTGCGGCCAAGGCCGTCCAGCAGATCGGTCACGCGCGTGATCGCCGCATCCAGCTGGCTGATTGAATCTACCGCGCCGTCGATGGTCCCGCCCATACTCTTATCCTCGCAATCTTCTACCCAGGCCCGCGCGGGCCTTGGCCAGGCGCACCGCCTGGCGGTGCCAATCGATCAGTTCCGGAACCGTCAGCGCCTTCAGCTCGGACGGTCCCCATCCGAATTCGGCGGCGAGGTCGGCCCGGAG